AGTATTGGCTACAGAGTAGACGCTAAAGGCTATGACTACGATGATAAGCGCAAGCGGCGGTATCTCAAGTCAGTAGACCTAATGGAGATTTCCGCTGTCACCTTCCCAATGAACCCAAGAGCAAGGGTTTCGGCGGTAAAGGGAGAGCGGACTGTTCGGGAATGGGAAGAAGTAATGCGGGATGCAGGAGGGCTTTCTAGGAACGAAGCAAAGGTTGCGGCATCAGCCGTGGCTACGGCACTGGAACAGCGGGACGCTGAAACTCAGGAAATGCCAACCGAAATGGTTAGCGCGGTCAACCGCCTGACTGATATTCTTAAATCCTAAATCTACGGAAGGATTCACTTATGAGTGATGACGTAAAAACAGCCGTGGACGCGATGGCAGGTGCTTTTGAAGAGTTCAAGAAAACCAACGATCAGCGTCTTGCGGATATTGAGCAAAAGGGGTCGGCTGATCCCGTTGTAGAGGAAAAGCTTTCAAAAATTGAAGCTGACCTTGACCGTTATGAGTCTGTAAACCAAAAGCTAACGCAGCAAGAAAAGGCAGCGGAAGGTTTTGCGGAGCAGCTTGATAGCATTGAAGCGATGCTGAAGCGTCCTAATTCTGGTTTTGAAGCCAAGGAAATTGACCTCAAAACTAAAACTTGGGACAAGTGGATGCGGAAGGGCAACGATGGCCTAGACCTTGATGAAGTCAAAGCGTTGACTGTTGGCACGGCGGCGACTGCGGGCAATCTTGCCCCAGAAGAGTACGTTGCGGAGCTTATCAAGATCGTAACCCAAATTTCTCCTGTTCGTTCTGTTGCGCGGGTTCGTCAAACAACCTCAAAAGAGATCGAAATTCCACAAAAAACCGCAAACTTTGCGGCGGCGTGGACAGCGGAAACTGGAACGCGCACTGAAACAACTGGCTACACAACGGCGTTGAAAACTATCTCAACCCATGAAGCCTATGCGCTTGTAGACATTTCATCTATGCTTCTTGAGGATTCTGCTTTCGATATGGAAGCTGAAATGAACCAAGAATTTGCAGAGCAATTTGCAAAAGCAGAAGGTGAGGCGTTTATTTCTGGTAATGGCACAAACAAGCCCGTTGGTATCACAAACGGAAACGTAGTTGCTCACACCGCCACAGGCGCGGCGTCAGCGGCTATTTCCACTGATAACCTTATGGACTTGGTGCATGGCTTGAAGTCAGAGTATGCGGCTAACGCTACAATGATGTTCAATCGCGCTACTTTGGGCGTTATTCGTAAGCTCAAGGACACTGCGGGTCAGTACATCTTCCAGACAGGCTTTAGCGGTCAATCTGCTGCTCCTAACACAATCATTGGCATCCCATATGTGGAAGCTCCTGACGTGGCAGACGCAGCATCTGGTGCTAAGTCGGTTCTTATCGGTGACTTCCGCAGGGGTTACATGATTGTGGATCGTGTGGCGCTTTCAGTATTGCGTGACCCTTACAGTCAAGCATCTGGCGGTCTTGTGCGTTACATTGCACGGCGGCGTGTCGGTGGCGAGGTTGTTCTGGCCGAAGCAATGCGCGTTCTGAAACACGCTACTTCATAAGAACAGCGAGAGGGGGGTTCCCACGCCTCCCTCTCACAAAGGTGGGATTTATGAAAAAAGTCAAAATGATAATATCCACGCTTGGAACAGCCAATGAACACGGCTCAATTACAAGAATGTATAAAGTGGATGAAGTTCTAAGTACCCGTGAGAGTTGGCAGAAAACTCTAGCGCAATCCTTTATTGATGCGGGGGTGGCTATTGAGTTTGGGGGCAATGCAGAGCCAAAAGAAACCAAGCAAAAACCCGCAAAAAAACGCAGAGCAAGAACCAAGGGTGGCGCATTTAAGGCAGATAACCCCAATACGCCTGAGAATGAAGCTTGGGAAGAAGCGCCCGTTGTTCATACGTTTACGGCAGATGATATAATTGTAAAGAAGCCAAGCTTGGGTTCAGGTTAATCGCCTGATTGAATTGACAAGCCATTCATGCTACTTTGCGGTCAGCGCCAATAAGGAGATTTTTTATGGCAACAATAGGTGATAGAGTCCTAGATAACGGGTTGACCGTTTTGGACACAGAAGCAAACAAAATTCTGGTAACATCCCAAGCGGCGGCAACTTATACAGAGGCTAACGCCACTTATGCGCTTGGCAATTCAACAAGTTTGTCGATAGGCGCACCCGCTGATAGATCGGGCGGCGGCAGAGAAGTGACGACAGCGGCTATCACAGACGGCTCTATAACCGCCACAGGGACGGCTACGCACTACGCTATAGTGGACACCACAAATAGCCGTTTGCTTGCCACACAGACGCTCTCTGCCTCGCAGTCAGTCACTAGCGGCAATACGTTTACTTTGGCGACTTTTAAAATTGGGATTCCTGATCCTTCATAATTAAGGGGTGAGGGATGGTTACTCTCGTAAATAGATGTAAGGTTGCTACAGCAACTACGGGTACTGGTGCTATTACGCTCGGTAGCGCAGAAGATGGCTATCAGACCTTTGCGGATGCGGGGGTAGCTAATGCAGATGTGGTTCGTTACGTCATTGAGGACGGCAGTAATTTTGAGATAGGCACAGGCACCTATACAGCTACTGGCACTACCCTGTCACGCACGGTAAGCGAAAGCAGCAACTCAGACGCAGCGATTAATCTTAGCGGATCAGCTACTGTGTTTATCGGGGCTACGGCTGAAGATATAGCTGGTGGGCCTAGAGGCGTTGACTTTAACGATAATGTTAAAGCAAGATTTGGAACTGGTAACGATTTTGAGATTTATCACGATGGCACAACTAACAAGTCTCACATCACGGAAAGTGGAGCAAGTCATCTAATAATACAAGGTCAAGAAATACAATTTGATAATGCTGCTGGTACTAGTCTTTTAAATATGAGCGCAAGTCAGATTGAGATGTTTCATTCTGGAAGTAAAAAATTAGAAACTTACTCAGGTGGCATTCAAACGACAGGCACAGTCAATGTAAATAATGCCTACACCCTACCAACGGCTGACGGTACAAATGGACAGGTGCTTACCAGTAACGGCTCTGGTGCTGTCACTTTTGCGGATGCTGGGGGTGGCTTTACCCTTATTAAAGAGAATTATGTATCAGGAACAGCACCAACTGCTTCTGGGAATGGATCAATTGTTCTTGGAAAAGATGCTTATTCTACTGGCACAAACACAGTTGCGATTGGTAATCAAGCTAATGCTGCTCCTAATAATTCAATAGCTATAGGTGAATTAGCAGCAACTTCAAACGGATACAGACAAATTGCTTTGGGATATAACTCAAGAGCATACGCCCAAGAATCTATAGCTCTAGGTACGTCTTACGCTGGTGGTATAAGTAGTTTTGCTGCACAGATTACGAGTAATTCAAGTTCCTACGGCGCAACAGGTAATAATGCTACCGCAGTTGGCCAACTTACAAAAGCCACAGGCTTAGACTTTGTGTTCGGCAAAAGCAGTATAGCTTCTGGGGGTTCTGGCTCTTTAAGTTTAGGCATGGACAATACAAGTTCTGGTGGTGGAGCAGTTACTTTAGGTAAAGGAAATACTGCTAGTCACACAGATGCTGTTGTAATTGGTCAGGGTGCTTCTTCCTCTGCCGCCGATGAAATTACACTAGGTCACACAGACCAGACAGTCAGAATTTCTAGTGCTTACACCTTACCCCAAGCTGACGGCTCTGCTAATTATGTACTGACCACAAACGGCAGTGGAGTGGCTTCTTGGGCGGCTGCTTCTGGCGGTGGTGGCGCTGATCTCTATGCTGCAAATGAAAGTAGCCCATCAGCACAACCAAGCGCAACTGGTGGAAATGCCGTTGCAATTGGTGAAGCCCCAACTGCATCTGGCAATGATAGCTTCGCTGTGCAGGGCGGCACGGCATCAGGTAACGGCGCATTAGCAATCGGCAGAAATGTTGGCGGCGGTGATGTCAGCCTATCTAGGGCAAATTCCACTATTGCTATTATGGGTAGCACAACCACTAACAATCATTACTCAACTGCCATTGGCTTGAACAGTAGCGCTCAATTAGCAACAGTTGCAGGATCAGGTATGGGAGCAATGGCGCTTGGGGGTTCATACGCTTCTGGCACAAACAGCTTTGCAGCAGGTATAGCTAACAACGCAAGCAGCTACGGCGCTACTGGTGCTAATAGTGTTGCCTTTGGTGACCGATCCAAAGCCAGCGGATCAAGGGGGTTTGCACTCGGCGGCTACGGCGCACTGGCAAGCGGAACATCGTCACTGGCCTTTGGCTATCAGGCGACAGCTAATCAGACTTATGCCTCTGGATTTGGCTATGCCTCGAAAGCCTATGGTGCGTACAGTTGGGCTGGAACTGAAAGCCATGCGTCAGGTTCTAAATCAGTAGCCCTTGGTCTTGGTGACACAAGCACATCGTATGGCGCACTGCACGACAATGGCGTGGC